AACCCTCCGCCGTGTCCACCCCCATCACATAGCCGTGCTGCGGATTCGGATGCGCCCACACCTCCAAACTCACCGCCGAAACTCCACAGCCCTAGCCGACACCCTGTGCAAATACCCCGACTCGCCAAACCTGACATGCCGTTGCATCTCCTCCAACAAGTCCAGGTCGAACACAGGATTACCCGACTTGACAAACGCCTCCTCAGGCGTCGTCGGATACTCCTGAGCGAGCTGCCACGGCAACATCGACTGCTTCTTCTCTTCATACCACGCCGGCCCACGATCCTCAGTCGCAGACCACGGAAAAAACATTGGTTCAAACTTGTTCGCACCAGTCGTCGAACCCACCCACAACCCGTGAAAAAAGTTCCCAGACCCGTTCGCCGTCGACAAGCCGATAATGCGACCACCAACATCGGCAACCGGCTCTATAGAAGCCCACGCCTCCTCAGCGTTCGGAAGGAACGCCCATTCGTCAACCACAACCAACGTAGCCGACTCACCTCTAGCAGGATCGGATGCCGAAGGCATCGAAGTAATCTGGCTCCCATTCGCAAACCCCATCTTCTGCTGATGCTCAATCAGCGACTTCGGCCCCCGATCCACCATCCACCTCGGCATGTGAGAAAACCCGTACTTCGACTTACGCAACAACAACACCGACTCACGCTCAGTACGAGACAAATCAATAATGTTCTGATCAGCATGAAAAAACGCCAACCAAAACTGGTGCGCCGCCACCAAAGTCGTCCAACCAATCTGACGGGCCTTCAACGACAACGAATACCGGTACTCGCCCCAATGCTCCAAAGCCTCAGCCTGAGCCTTCCGCAACCTGAACAGGATACGCCCCTCAGCAGGATGAGCTATATACCAGTAATGCTCCAAGAAATACTTCTCACTACGAACACACTTACGCCACTCCGCCTCCTGGCGAAGCTCACCGAGGCGTGACATTACGCATCTGGCCGCAATGCCGGCACTCTTCCCAATCCCACTTCGCAGGAGTCGAATAAGACCCCCACGCATGCACCCCGACCTGTGGGAAGCCCTTCCTGTACTGCCAACAAACGTCAGGCATCAACCCACCTCGATAAAAATACACTCACCAGGGCACTCCTCAGCAGACTCTATAACAGCGTCGAGGAGTTCCTCAGACACCGACGCCGTCCCCTCAGCCATCTTCAACACAGGATCACCCTTGCCGCCATCAGGACCAGCAAGCGACTTCCAATGCTCTTCCTTGACGTAAGCCAACCCGTCGTCATGCATCTCAAAGATGTCGGGGCAGATCTCGGCACAGATCCCATCACCCGTGCAAAGATCCTGATCAATCCAAACCTTCACCTAATCGAACAACGACTGTAACGTCCGACCCAAACCCCAAACCGTAAAGGCAATAAACCCGAACAGGACCGTCACCGACCCGCACACCACCCACACCCTCACTGACACGACTCGCACACCTCAGGATTCTCAACACCGCACTCCAACACCACGTCAGCATCAGAACCATGAAACGGATCCCCCCACGGGCCTAAAACAGGGCGCTCTCCGAAAGCTTCCTCCCGCCAACCCTGGTCCTCATCTCCTGGCAACACCTTCCCACCCAACAAGGGCCTCCCTTCGCATGCATCGCGAACACCTCACGACGCACCTTAGCACGACGCTCAGACCGCTCGACCCGCAACAAACGCATACGCTCCGCCCGATCAGCCCTCATCGCCAACCTCGACATCGCGAAACTCCGCAACCAAAGCCTCCAACTCGTCAGCCAGCTCCAAATCCGACAAACCAGAAGCAGCACGCTCATCATCAACAACGACACGCCGCTTCGGCGTGAACTTGTCGATGTACTGCAAATACAACGACGCCGCCTTCACATCCCCATCCGACGCCAACCTGAACAACGAATCAATCACAGACTGCGTCCGCTCAGGATGAATATTCAACTCCGCACACCGACGATCCCACTCCTTCACAAACCGAGGGTCACGCTTGATACGCCGCAACGAATCGACATGAATGCCACGACCCACCACCCACTCCTTCTGAGTACGCGGACTCCGCTCAGGCCCCAACAACAACCACTCCAACAGCTCCCCCCAAAGCTCAGGCATCTCCTTCTCACCAGACGCACCCACCGTCCAGCCACGACCACCACCATTCTGCGGCATGTCAACACCTCCACTACAAACCCGCACCGTCCCAAGTGGGACAGTACGAACACTTCAATAGGGGGGGCATCAGATATCAGATAGACACCCGACAACGGCGGGTGTCATCAGATACAAACATCAGATGCAAACTGCCCACAGGAGGCAGTCACACACAGGAAAGTTGACCCACAGTCAACGAATCCTGGTTTGAACACGCACCGCCCATAGGTATCTATACATATACGCGTGCGCGCCCCCCGCCCCCCCTCGGGGGGTGGGTCGGGCGGACTTCTGATTGCTTGGGCGCCTGACGCGCCCGCGCCTGCGCCTGCGAGGATCCTGGCTGGCAGCTGCTGAGCTACTCCCGTTGTCATGATAACGGATATTATCAGCACAGCGATTCCGCGGAATGGCGGGGATCAGCTCCTCCCCTCCCCTATCGATCCTGCATATTCGTGCATAATCCTGGCCGGTCGTGCATAGCATGCAACGCTGGCCGATTCTGGCCGAATCCGTTGGCATGACTAGGGAAAGCCTCTCCCCTATCGTGCCAGGCGCGGCCGATCCGTTGCATAATGCCTAGCCGCGTCGGATCCGTTGCCTAATCTGCCATCGGACGGGCCGCGTCGACGCGTAACCCATCCGTTAGGTGTAGGTCTCGGGAGCTGTCGTCCTGTGGTCGTGTGGGTGGTCTCGGTCTCTACTGTTGACAGTGTGGCATCATCCATGCTTCACTGTTTAGGAGTCGGCAACCGAGCCGGCAGATCGGAAGGGTAGGAAGTGATTGAACAAGATGCGATGGGTAACGTCTACACCGACGGGGCGGATGCGTTCACTGTCACCGACGATCTGATTGATACCGGCCAGGTTGGCGCCTCCTGGCCGAACGGGCCGCGGGGGTCGGCGGTGATTGGTAGGGACACGCCAGGAGCGGAGCGCTGGCACGTTAGGGACGATGATGGCGAGCATTACTACTCGGGGTGGCTTATCGGCGATATGACGTGGGAAGTCGTCTTAGATTGGGCCGCGGGTTATGCGGGCGCTACGGCCGTATTCGATGGACAGTGGCGGATGGTGATCGGATGACTACCGCCCGTTCTCTTGATCGTCACCTAGTCGCGTCGGGCCCGTTCGGCGTGGAACCGATGACGCGGGACGAGAACCGAGCGTTCGATATCGTGATGGGCGACTACCGCGCGGCGCAAGGCTTCAAGCGTTGCGCGGCGAAACTGGTAACGGTGGACAATGCGAAGCTCTCTAAGAGTCTTCGCCCGTCGTATGGTCTCTCACTGTCGCCCGCGGCGACTAGCGGCGCCTGGAATGTCTGCCCATGGTCCACGCCTGGATGCAGGTCCGTATGCTTGTCGACCGCGGGTAATGGGCGCTATGACACTACGACTAGGGCGAGGTGCTATCGGACGCTACTGCTGGGCGACCATCCCGCGGCGTTCATCGCCAGGATGGCGGACGAGATTAGGGCTCTGGTTCGCAAGGTCGGTCCCATCAACTACAGGCCTAATATAGTCTCAGACTGCCGTTGGGAATTGATAGCTCCTGGGTTGATGTCTATTCCCGACGTGGCACTGATGGACTACACCAAGGCACCTACCCACAAGCGGGCAAGCTTGCCCAACTATCGGTTGGTTGGTTCGGTATCGGAACGCGACGACGACGAGACCATACGGGCGAAGGTCGACCACTATGGTTCGGCGGCTGTCGCGTTGGATCTCCCTAAGGGTGCCGCGTTGCCAGCGGTCCTATTCGGTCGACCGGTCGTAGATGGCGACCTGTCCGATGATCGGACGCTAGGCGAGGAACTAGGCGTGGTCGTTGGCCTTCGGTTTAAGCGTCCCGCTAATGGTGCGACCGCGGCGGATTCTCATGGTTTCGTTAGGTCGGTTGCGTGATGGATGCGGGCCTAGTGTGGTTCGGAGTAGTGGATAATTCGTGTCTAGTCCTGGCAATGGTCGCGGGCGTGTCCCTAGACCGCGTATGGATGCCAGCTAGGTGGCGCTCTCCCGCTCTGTCGGCGATTGTCGCCGGCGCGGTGGGTAATACCGTGAGTGATGCACTAGCGGCGGTCCCTATGGGCGCTAGGGCGGTCCTGGCAGTGGTCGCGGGTTGCATCATGGGGCCGGCGGTCGCCGGCGTTGTGGTGGCCGCGTGGCGCGGTTATAGGCGCATTCTTTCTAATGGTTTCGCCGGCGATGGTCGCCGGCGATTGGATACGGCGCGTGACGCGTCGGAAGGGTAGGTAGATAATGAAGGATGACCAGGGGCGCCGCGTGTATGTCACGGGGCCGCGGTTCGGGCAGGAGCTTGCCGACCGTAGGAAGAGCGAGCGCGAGGCGCTCGGGAAGGGTAGGTAGTGCGATGAGTACCACTAACGAGAGGCGTGCCGAGCATATCGCCGGCCTAGTTGGGCGGTATGCCGAGGCGGTAGACGTACTGGCCGCGTCGGATGATCCCGAGTCTCGGGACCTGGCCGCGTCGGCGTTCCTTCCTGGAGCGGTAGCGGACGCGTTGGGGGAGGCATTGTCTACGCGTGCTCCGTTCCGCCCGTTAGCGAGTCCGCCGGCGTTCGTCGGGAAAAGGGGTCGGCGCGCGGCGGGGTCGTTGTGGCACCGGTCGGTAGGTTGGCATGGCGGGAGCGGGAACCTATGGGGCCTACACGCGGTGGTATGGGACGCGCGTAGCGTTAGCCGACGTCCCGAGGGGCGCGGGCTGCCGGCGTCGTGGATTATCGAGACCGAGCGTGCCGGTCCTGACGGGTTCGGGGATGCGTTGTCGACCACGGCGACCATCTACCGCCTGGTGCATCATGGGCGGTCTCGGGCTGTCGAGGCGTGGCGGTCGGTACTGGGTACGACGGTGTCGGCATGAGGGGCCTGGAGTATCTAGATGCCGACGCTAAGCGTGTCGGGACTAGCAAGTACCGAGGGCACGCGTACTTCTGGAACTACGAGTACCGGCATAGCCTTCGCGACCTATGGGTCGGCGGCCTAACCGAGCGGCGCGACGGCGAGCTGTTGCAGAAGCTAAGGCGACGCGTGCACGCCGACTTCCGATACCAGGGGTTGGAGCTCGCCGGTGAGTCGGCGGCGCACCGGCTGATCATCGACTATCAGGTGGCGCGCATCGAGGTTGAAGCCAGGGCGTGTGTGGGGCGTACTACCTACAGGGCGGTGTCGGCATGAGTCCCACCTGGGCAGGCTGGGCGGTCCTGTACTGGGGCCTACTGTCGATCACCGCGTGCTGGGTTCTGTTCCTGTCGGCGGTGTGCGTGCGTGGCGCGTGGCGGTGGTGGCAGGGCAGGCGGTGGCATCGGTGGTAGTTCTCGATTACAGCTAGCGGTCCCTACCCTGCTGGCCTGTGGTCGGCGTGCGGCCCTGTCATCCTCACCCTTCCGAGGATGGCGGGGCCGTTTCGCGTGCCGGCCCGAAAAAGAATCTGAAAAGAATTCTGACCTGCGGGAACGTGGCGCGGGCGTCGGGGCCGACCTGCAGAAACGCGACCGT